ATGGATGGAATCAGAGACGCGATCTACCAGGCAACGGACGTTTACGTTGACGGCGCAGCCGTTGCGGATGAAATCAGAGAGGCCATCAGCAGCAGCGGTGCAGAGCCTGGCCGCCAGTGGATCACCGGACAGGACGACGCGGCGGCGCGCTGGGAATATTTCGTCGACTATTCCCGTGACGATGAGCTGGACGAAAACGGCGATTTGATCCAGTCCGACGAAACGATCCGGCTGCTTGAAATTTCCATTTTGCCGCGCAGTGCATCCACCAGCTTTGCAAAGGCCGGGCTGCCGCTGGGCAAAGAGTTCTGCGTCTCCCTCGACGTTGAGATTTAAAAGAGGTGCGCCGCATGGGAAAATCCGAAATAAAGGCCGCCCGTGAGCGTGCGGGCTACTCCGTCCGCGTCTTTTCAGAACTCGCCGGGTGCTCCCCCTCAACGCTTCAAGATATTGAAAGCGGCAGAAAAATACCCCGCGCTGACACTCTCCGTAGGATCGCGGACGCTCTGGGCTGCACAATGGACAGCTTGTGGCCCTCTGCAAAAAGTAAAGAATAAGAAAAGCGCTCAAGCCATACAGTTTGAGCGCTTTTCTTATTTCTCTACTTTGACATCTATCCAGCCCAGATGCGCGTGTTTGATAGCGACAGGGAATACTCCGTTCTTTGGGCGGTAGACTTGTGCGCCGGACGGGGACACATAAACGACACTCAAATCCTCCGTCTTATATATCATCGCCTCGGCGCTTTGCCCCACAGCCCGCGTTGTAGCCCGCATTAGGGTACGCAGGTTGTTAGACGATGTGATATGCGCCCCTGCATCATACGGTCCCGGACGAATTGCGCAGTAGGTCATTTGGAAATCACCTCTTTCAATGCTCCGATTTTTTCACCATTCTATAATGTGATATGGCTCAGGGTCGATTGCAGGAATCGCAGTAATCGTTCCGGTTCTGCCGCATTCCTTCATCCAGCGCTTGCCGTGCCAGATTGCTCGGCTCTCTGTTTTGAAGGTCTCGCCACCTCTAACGCCGAGATCATATCCGTTGCTTGCCGCAATATCTGCATCGTCAGGTGTGAACATCCAATCATACATCATCTTTTAGATTTCCTTTCTAGCCCGCCATCGTCAGCGCCGGGCGACTGTTCCCGGTGGACACCCCCTTTTGAAGTGAGGTGTTTCAGCTTCCGCTTTCAGCAGTTCGTGAATCTTTTCAAGTGTTGCAATCTTCATTTTCGGCTCCTTTTCCCCGGATCGCGTCCGGCTCTCGCTTTTGCGGTCTTTATTCTGCTTCGCTGTTTATGTACCCAAACCAGCAGCTTTCGCAGCCGGTGAACTCCCTGCACCCATCATCGTACCTGTCGTTCCACGGCGGGCATCCGAAATTCTTTTCAAAGACTTTTACCATGTTCTTTTTTATATCTTCCGAGGGTTCGCTGAGCTTCATTCCTTTTGTCAATTCTTGAAAGACTGTCATAATGTATCGTTCCTTTCATCTGATTGGCGGGTTGCAACCGCCGTTTCATTCGATGATTTTATTATATAGTATATGCTTGCTATATACAATAGGCAAAGCTGCTAAAGATTCGGGAGAAAATGACAAGCGATGTTGTGCAAAATGTATATAGCAAGCATATACACGCAAGAAAACGCCCACAGGATGCCCTGCAGGCGCGATGCAAAGAGAATTATTGATTATCCACGATCAGCATCGTAATGCCGGAATCATCGTAGACATCGTGAATGATACGCTGAACCTTGTCCCAGTCACCGCCAGCAATGCCACATCCGATGCGGGCAGGAACGCCTACGATGTCATAATCATTGAATACAGCGTAGACCCTCAGCAGGTCAAGCGCCTGCCGCAGATAGTTGTAGGCGGTCAAATCAAACGACCCATCAACCGGGGCAGGGAACTGTGTAAACAGATTACAGATTTTCAGTTCCTCGCGCTTTGTGTCCAAAATCTGGATGCTACCCATCCACTCCGTTACGGGGAGCTTTGCGTTGTGGCGGCATTTCTCCACATAGGCGCTCTGGGATTCCGGGGTCAGCAGCGGCCAGATTGCTGCCGCAATGCCCCCGCCCATTACTCCGAACGCATTTACCTGATGCGCTACGAGTGTAGCCTTGCAATTTAGTACGTCGCCTTTGATGTATTTAACCATTTCAGTTGTCCTCCTCGTCATCATCGACCATTTCTACATGATCGATATAAAATTCTTCATCTGGGCCAGCACAGGACGGGTCATCGGTGTACGCATCCTTTGCTGCCTGCTCATTCTCGGCCCATACGGTGGCCTTGCCATGGTATTCAATGCTGTAATAGGGCATCAGTCATCATCCTTGCTATATTTATAGTCCCAAAAGCGCCTATCACTGTCAATAAAAAAGTCATCGACTTCCCACCGAGCATCGCAGGCTCGGTAGTTCTCACAGACGGCAATACTTGCATCCATAGGGACACTCTTGCCGCGCTTACACCGATTGCCGATTGTCCCATCTTGCCGCATTACATAGTCAAGCGAACACTGATATAGGACACTGACAACAATACGACCACCGCAAAGCGGACAGCACTTGATAGCTTTCCCGGTTTTCACTGTGCGACCTCCTCAATGGCCTTGATGGCCTGTTTTGCGGCGTATCTGCCGTTGGCGGTGTTCTGCCGCTGCCACGCGCCCTGAGACGGTGCCCAGCGGAAACCCCACTGCTTGACAATATCACGTATCTCGGCGGCGGGCTTATCATCAAAAACCAACTGCACCCGCTCCGGGGTAATGCGCAGAATGCCACCCGAAAAGTTCTGCTCAGAATCGCCCTGCGCCTGCTGCGCGTCCAGCACGGCGAGGCGGGAGCGCAGGCGGCGGATTTCAGCGCCGTTGTTATCCAGTGCCCATCGCGGATATGGCGGCTCAGAACGCCCCGTAGACGCGCTCTGAGAGGCCGATGCCGTGAGGCGGGCAACTTCCTTATCCGAAAGTCCCGGACAGCCTACGAGCGCCCCGTGCTTGCGCCAGTACGCATTTACAGATTTCATCTTTTCTTGCATGACCTCGCGCTCGGTGAGCTTTGCCTGTACGCGCTCCCGCGCATCGGCATCCATACCGCTGATGCCGCCGTGACCCACAGCCCGAATCTGGTCAAGGATGCCTCGAATATCCCGCCATTCCCGCATGAGGGTATCGTCACGGGAGAGTTGCTGCTGCTTCTTACGCACGGGGAAGTTAGACCATCCGGCGACCATGACAGACGGGCAAGATGCCCGGTTACGATTTGATGCGTTCATATTGTCGGCCAGTCGGCGGGCATAGCGGTCAAGCAGGTAGTCAATCTTATCCTGCTGGGCCTCGGTCTTGCCTTTCTTGCACTCCTCCGCCAGTGTAGCCGCTCGATCAACCTCTCGGCGGTATTCGCTGGTCGCTGATCCCTCAACATAATCGCTGAGGCTGTTTGCCTGTTTGGCGCGGCGAGCCGCGCTTTCGTCGATGGGGTAGTATTTCATGGGAAAAACCTCCTTATAAACTGTGTTAGTTTTTTCTTATCAGTAAAGCATTTTTAGGTAGCACTAAAATGCAATCATCCATGTGTTCAACAATTCCAGTCGCAAGATGGAGACGACCCTCGGACGTTTTCATGTAAAAGTCGCTATTCTTACCATATTCAAACATATCACCACAGCGTAAATCCTTATAACGCACCTTTCCGCTGTCATCCTCATCAATTACAGTGTTCGTGTTATTCATCGACCTGCTCCTCCTTATTTTTGTTCTCGGTATAACCGGATGTGCTGATTGCGGTCAGGATGTCGAAATAGGGAACCTCATCACTGCAAATCCAGATGACGCGGGCCAGCTCCGTGATGGGAACACCGCCCTTTGCCATTGTCAGTGCTTTTTCGTACTGGCGGACACTGCCGCAGGTGAACCACTGATATTTGTTGCACAGCTCGTAAATAATTGTTTCGTTGTTAATCATGGTGTTTTCCTCCTTAAACGTCCATAGCGAAGTGATGATATGCCATCCAGCGCCCGTTGCGCTTGAACAACTTGTAGAAAACGGTGAACATTTGACCCGTGCAGTCATACGGCGACGGGGTGCAAACACGATAATAGAGGGCATTAAATTCGGCATCGGCATCCTCTTTTGTCTTGGCTGTCAGAGTGATAAGCTGCCAGCCGCTATCGTAGTCAGCCGTGATGATTTTAACGCAACTCTCTGGACGATGGTAGAATGCCCGCAAATCCCGCTTGACATCGTCCACATAACTACGGACGGCTTTGCCTTGCGGCAAAGATCGGAGAGCGTAAAGAACACGCTCGTAAGACCTTGCGTCGTCAATGCAGGTGATTTTCATGTCTTACCTCCTCAATCTTCATACGGGCACTCGGGCTCGGCGGCGTTCAAATCATGGATGATCTCAAACTTGTTATCGACCCAAATCACGATGCCAGCTTTGGCGCTGGGCATCTTGAGAGCCGTGCCCAGATACATATACTTGGTGCCGTATCCGTAGAGGATTTCGGCCTCGGTATAGGTGAGTTCCACGCGGTAGGCGCCGGAGTGTGTGCGGGTCGCTTTCATTTTGATGTCCTCCTGTGTGTTGCCTTGTTTCTTTCGATGATTCTATTATAGTATATGCTTGCTATATACGCAATATGCAGACCTAACAAAGATTCGGGCGAATTTCGGGGCCAGCATTGTGCAATATGTATATAGCAAGCATATATCTATATATGGTATCATGTTTTAGATAGGAGGTGTACCCCAAATGGGCGCAAAATACACGGAGGCGCAGAAAGCAGCATCCCAAAAATACCTCGGCGAAAAGACTGACAGCATTCAGATCAGGACACCCAAAGGCACAAAAGAGCGCTGGCGGGAGGCGGCAACGGCGGCAGGCACATCCCTAAACCGCTATATCATGGACGCGGTAGAGGAAAAAATTGAAAAGCATCCCAAATGAAAAAAGCCCATCGGCAGACCATGAAATCTGCCGATGGGCTTTTTGCTATCCTGTGACACTCTCGCGCACGCGCGTATGCGCACCTGCAAACATGGGCGTTATAGCGTTTTTTGGTGTATATTATACCATATATTATCTTTTTATATTTTAAGTGTCAGAAGTGTCATATATAGAAATAATAGGTTGATATATCGTTAAAAATCAACATGACAAACCTACTGACACACAGCAAATCCGCGTCAGCAAGTGTCAGTCAAAAATCTGACAGACTGACACTTGCCCCGGAAAGTGTCAGCAAAAGTGTCATGCAGAATATTTTGCGATACAACGAAAAAAGCGGGCATCCCGCAAATAGGATGCCCGCGCAAGTGTCAGTTGGTATGTCGGTCAGCGCTCAGGGCTTTTTTTCGCTCTGGGTACCGAAATAGAACGCCACTACCATCGTGGCGATGGTGAGAAACTTGTCCGGCTCGATACTCCCATTGACGGACAGCACAGCCAGCACCGCGATGATAACCAGCGTGATGATGGTTTTCACCTTGAGCAGCGCTGCAAGGTTTTTCCAAAAATCATGCACCGGGGATGTGTTGGTGGTGGTATCCTTGGTAGAGGTAATTTTTTTGTTGTCCATGATTTATCCTCCTTACTCGGTTTCGATGCGGATGGGCAGCGCCTTGGCCCGTTTATAAAGTTCCGTGCCCGTTCCGTTGCCACCCTGACTGTGGTAGCTGTCGTATAAGTATTTCAGATTGTTCAGGTCATCCTCGGTGATGTACCCGCGTTTGATGCACAGGCGGCACATCTGATAGATCCGATCATGCAGCACCGCGAGATTCCCTGTGTGTAGGTCATTAACCGTTTTGCCCATCGCAGTCAACTGCCCCTCCACGGCATCCAGCCGGGGAGTGATTTGCTGAATCTGTGTTTTAAGGGCGCTGATTTCTGCGTTCTGGGCTTCTTCGGGGGCTTTGTGCTTTTTCCATTTCGCCAGCAGAGTGTCCCATGCCTTGTCAATGGCTGTAAATGCCGTAGCTACGGCGACAACGGCTGTCACGACCTGCCACGGGGAAGTAATGACGATGTTCCACGACTGCATCGGATTTACACCTCCACAATGGGGATGCCGTAGGCTACGGCAGCATCGTGTTCAATGCGGCATCCACGATAATCCTGCCAGCCGGGAGCGAACACCACAAAATCAGCGGTGCCCAGCAGCTTGAGGCTTTCGCCCAGATACCACAGCGGCGTTGCGTCAGCCGGGGCGCCCTCGAAAAAGGATTCGATGACCTCGATTTCCTCATGGGTTTTCATGTACACATCGGCAATCAGCACCCTGCGCTCTTTGATGATTTCCTCGTCAGCCCTGCCGCGCATCGGCTGAGAAATAAACAGTTTTTTCATAGATTTACCCCCCTTGTTATGCCCACGAGCTCTTGTACAGTCCAGCGTCCGTCAGGCCGCGTTCCTTGCACAGCAGGTAGATCGCATCTGCGTCCCCCTGCGATACCGGCCCTACCGTGATGACCTGCAGCTTGTTTGCGGGCTTGTCCACCGTAGGCAGGGCCTTTACCAGATGATTCAAATCAACCACGCCAGTGATGCCCGGCACGCTGCCCTTTGCGGCCTGGATGTACTGGTGGATGTATCGCGGCAGGCTCGTGTCGTAGTTGGCGCGGGTGTCGGCCAGCCAGCCGATGTAATCTTCACACAGGTAGGTGTAGTCGATGTTCGTGCCTGCGAAGGCCGTGAAGGTGTAGATGCCCGCCGTGAATCCGTGCGTCTTGGCCTTTTCGCAAAATGCCATAGCGATGGACGTGCGCTGGTCTTTCGTCAGGCTGTCGGCGCGGCCATCGTGCGTGGCATGACTCCACTCGGCATCGAAAAACAGCGGGTAGCCGGTCGGGGCAAGGCTTGCGCAGAAGTCGGCTTCCTCGCGGGCCTCATCCACCGTGATGGCCTGCGAGAAGAAGTAAAAGCCGAACAGCTTTGCGTTCGCTTTCGCCCCGGCAAGGTTGGCATCGTACTGCTCGTCCTTCATCAGCTTTCCAGTGCCGTAGCCGCGATAGCCGATGCGGACAATGGCGCGGTAGGGAACCTTTGCCCAGTCGATGGCGCCCTGATGGTGGGACACATCAATCAGCACTTCTTCGCCGCTGGGCTGTGCAGCGTCTGCGGGTTTTTCTACTGCGTGTTCCCCGGCGCGGTAAGTAAACACCCGCCCGTTAGCCGTGGTAAAATCGCTGTCCAGCCACACCAGCGGGTTTGTGCGCATGCCGTTCAGAATCACTTCAAAGTGCAGATGTGCTCCGAACACATTTCCGGTCGTGCCGCTATAGCCGATGAGGTCGCCCTCTTTGACCTGCTGACCCAGCTTAACGCAATATCTGCTCAGGTGCGCGTACCGGGTCTGCAGAGGCTTTCCCTCGTAGGGCGCGTGCTTGAGTCTAACCATGTTGCCGTAGCTCTGCATCCCGGTTTTGGTATGGCCGTCCCAGTCCTGCACCTGATCCACGGTGCCGTCCTCGGCAGCGTAGACCGGCTGCGTGCTGGTATTGCCGATCTGGGTGCGCAGGTCGATGGCCCGGTGCATACTGCCGTCGTTGTAAAACCATCCTTGTGTGACGATGTGCTGGGCCAGAGGCCACGCCAGCAACACCTCACCGTTTGAGAGTCTCATATCCTCAACCCTCCTTTATCTGCGTAGCGGCTACCTTGGCCATCTCCGCATCAAACTCTTGTGTAGCTGCGGCCAGCTCCGTTTCCAGCGCGTTGATCTTGTCGCGCCATTCCTCGCGCTGCAGGCGGATAGGCTCGTACTCCTCGGCGCTCATAACGCCGTCGGCGTGTTTCAGCGCCTTATAGTCGGTATCGGTCAGCAGGCTTTTAAGGGCGGTGATTTCAGCATTGATGGTGTTGATGCGTTCAAGAGATTTTTCCATTGAATGTGCCTCGCTTTCGATTTTCGTTTTGATTTTATCTTCCACGGCATGATGCCGTAGAGCCTGTAGAACAGCAAATCCGTACAGTGGACAGATCGGCGGGCCTGCTTTTTGATAAGTGATCCGCGCCACGACATATAGGACGTGAGAATCTGTTCCATCGTCATAAGCCCCGCCTGCAGAAAGTTGAAAAACTTCTTGATTTTGCGGCGCTCCCGGATGACGCTTTCGCGGCAAGGCTGCTGTAAAACCTTGCCGTTGGGTAACAGGGTGAATTTGGTTTTTAGGTAGGTAAAACCACGGCGCAGCTTGACGATTTGCGTCTTTTTGGGGTTCGGGATAATGCCCTTTTCAGCGAACAGCCCAAACAGCAGGCGGCGAAACTCTATCAGCAGTTCTTTCGATTTATTGATGATGTAGGAATCATCCATATAGCGGGCGAACCACCGCTGCCGCCATTGATCTTTGATGGTGTGGTCGATACTGTTTGGGTAGGCGATGGCAAAAATCTGACTGTCCTCCGGGCCGATATACAGACCATTTTCTTTTGTCGGCTGGCCATATTTGATGCGCTCAAGATTCGGCGCGTCAACAAAATTTTTCGCCAGAGCATTGAGCCGCTGATCGAGGATATGGCGGTCAATCACATTGCGCTTGAGATTATCCAGATTGATGTTGTCGAAAAAGGCGCGGTAGTCGATGAGCAGGATGTACCCGTCATTGCCGCCTGTTTCGCGGTAAAACTCATGCAGATGCACAGCGCACCGTTTGACTGCAAAGCTGATGCCCTTGCCCTCAAGGCTTGCGCCGTTATCGTATATCAAGTTGCTGGACAGAATCGGCACCAGAGCATTTGTGCAGGCAGACCGGCGTACAACACGCTCAGAGTAGTGTAAGCTGTGGATAGCCCGCTTTTTGCCGCGTTCCACAATCCCAAAATGATAAAACCCTCTGCGGGTGTCACCACCGCGCATGAGGGTTTTGTGGATTTTGATTGAGTTTTTGAAATAACGGGCATTGTATCGGGCAACGCTGGCTTTCCACATAACACCCTTGCGGGCATTATAGTTGGCATCGACCAGAGAGGATACGTCTGCCACCCTGTCAAAACTATCGTACTGTGCTATTCGTGCGCGGTGTTTGACCCGCCGCGCCGCCCCTTGCGGCGCTGATAGCGGGCCTCGTGCCGCTCTTGTGATGTCATCTCGGAATGTACCTCGCAAAGTGTTATTGTAGGGGCGCTGTTGTGTACTTCTTTGCGATACCAGCCATGAAACCCGGTACTCGGCCATCTGCCGTGTGGCGCACGGTAGTTTAGCCTGTTGTCGCCGTCACGGGCCATGCAAGAAGCGTCCGGCTGATCGCGTCAAGATACCTATTTACCCGCTACTGCGGGAGGGTCGATAACTCCTTCCAATGATGATAAGGCTCGGATTTCGGTCTGCCTGTTGATTAGCCCAGCAAACCTACTTTAATACTGGCCGAGGATTCTCGTTGGAATCAGACGGGCGCGGACAGCCACGTGTTGGAGGCATTGTTGTTGTTCGCATTGCCGTTGTTGTTCACATTGCAGAAGTTGGAGGAGTTGCCGGAGTTAGGGGTAAGCTCCCACCAGTTGTTACGGCTCTTTTATACAGCTATCGACCCGATGGCGGTCAACGGGGATAATGATGATAGTTTATCCCTGCTGCCTGTGCGGCCATCACGCTTGAATCATTTACAGCGGGCGCCGTAGGCGGCGCATTGGGTGTGTAGGTGGCCTGCAGTGATGTCTGATACCGGGCATCTCCATTCGGTAGGGATGCTTTCGGCTTGAATTTTGCAGTGTCCGGGAATTTCGTATTATGCCGCCAGTCTTTCAACAGCGTTTCCTCACGCTCTAACAGGGTGCCAATGTAAACCAACTGCGCGGGCAGTTCCTTTTGCGGCGCAATGCCCATGTCAAGCCCGGTGTTCAGCCGGGAAAAATGAAACTCATCCATGATGAATTGCAAACAATCAAACAATGCCTCACAGTCGGCCACGGCCTGCGCCTGCAATTCCTTGCGGCGGTGCAAAAGCGCATGGTCAAGTTTGCCACCGCTGTACGGATAGATGCCGTTTGCGGCGATGATGTGCTCCATCATCGTATTCAGCAGATTCACGGTAGGATAAGCGAGAATGGGTCGCCATTTCTTGGGAATATACTTTTCCTGCATAACAAAGCCGGACAGGGCGCAGCGCAGTTCCACGGCGTTCTTGTAGAACTCCATTTCAGAAATGCTACGAAATCGGGATAATACGTTACTCATGGTTCACCTGATGCCGCGCCCACAAGGGGCGCGGGGATATTAGTAGGAGATTTACGAGATTCGGAAGCAGACGGGCGCGGACAGCCACGAGTAGGAGGCAATGCTGGCGTCCGCAGTGCCGCTGCTGGCCACATAGCAGAAGTTGGAGGAGTTGCCGGAGGCAGGGGTAAGCTCCCACCAGGCGGTACGGCCACCACCATCACCGAGGCCCTTGATACAGTTCATGTTGTGGGCAAAGATGGGGTACTGGACAAACCCGCCGTTGGGACATCCGTTGCCGCCCCAAACAGGAGCGCCGCAGACCTCCATCTCGGTAGGCACCCACAGATTGCCGAGGTTCGTCCACGACCAGCTATTGTCGCTGTTCAGCAGACCGCTGGCCGAGTAGCGCTCACCCAGCAAGGCGCGTTTGTTGGCGATAACGGCCTTGAGTTCGGCGGGCAAGAAGTAGTACACGCCGCCCTGAGTGTAATCCACCTGCTTAACGGCAGGGTCTTTGCCCGTGCCGTTGGGTACCTGCATCTTGAGGGAGTTCAGGAACGCATACAGATGAGAACACAGCCACGGGTGTTTGTCGCCCTTGCCGGTCACGGTGATGTTGTTCGTGCCAGCGGCGGGGGCCTCATCGAATGTGACGGTAAAGGTGGATGCGTCATAGGTATAGCCGGTGACCTGATCGCTGCCCACAATGATGTTGTCGATGCTGTCCATCTGTTTCGTCAGCACAAACTCGGTCTTGCTGCCATCGCCAGACAGCTTTTCCACGGGAATCAGGCCGTTGTTGAAGTTGGCGAGATTGTACTGGATATAGGTGGGCCACAGATCTTTGGAAATAAAGTCGATGTGATGACCGACCTGCTGATCGCCGTACTTGTAGTAGGTGTCGATGCCCGCCACGACAGCCACGATGCGGGTCTTGGCGCTGTTCGTGCAGTTGAACGGGATGTAGTCGCCCACATGGATGCCGTAGAAGTTCCCAGCCTTGATGCGGGCCTGAATCCACTTCCACACACTGGTGTAGCCCTTGATTTCCTCTGCAAACTTCAGGCTCAAATCCATGCCGGGGTAGCACTGGTCGGTGTTCATGCCGAGGAAAAAGCCCTGATCGCCGGTTGCGGGGTCAAGGATGTTGTCGATAAAAACTTTGTTTGCCATAGGTGTTGCACCTCCGATTAGTAGTTGAATTTCACAGTCGTTTTATCGAACGTGAACGACTTTGCCATCTGGGCGGTTTTGGTCTTGCCGTCCTGCAGGTCGGCTTTGGTAGCCGGGTCAATCCCGGAATCGGACAGGGAGCCGTCAGCGGTCAGCGCGGCGAGGTTTCCCGCCTTGCTGGGTTTGGCCTTAACGGCTACATTGGCCCCGGCCTTGCCGCTGTCCGTGAGGTTGCCGTTGGCATCCAGAGCCGCAAGGTTGCCCGCTTTGCTGGGCTTTTTCTTGTCGGCCTTGCCGCTCAGGTCGATGCTCCCGGCCAGCTTTTTTGCATAGCGTTTAGCGTCCTCACTGAAAATGAGGGCGATGCGCACTACATCAGAAAGTTGCATGATGCCGCCTCCTTACTGGCCGATGAACTGACCCGTTTCACCAGCAATGTAGATTTTGTGCTTGGCATCCTCGGCCAGCACATAAATCAGGCTGAACGGGGCGAAAACCTCGCTCTCGCTCATGCCGATAATGCCCTCGCCGGTGGTGGGCAGGGTTTCAGGTTCCGTGTCGGCAATAATCATCGCCTCGACCAACTGCTTGCCGGTCTTAGGGTCAGTGCCTACGGGTTTGGTGTTGAAGCAACGCATAAAAATATCCTCCTATGATTTATTTCGACTTTGCAATGTTGAATTGCACAGTACCGTTAGAAAACTGCACCGTTACGCCGCTGACATAGGCGGGGAGCTGTACATCGGGCACCTGCCCGGTCTTGCTGTCCAGCCCCGTCACGCCAGCAACACCTCACCGTTTGAGAGTCTCATTGATCTTCCTCCTCGTACAGCGGATTTTGAACCTGCTCATTCGTTGCGTTGCCGTCCTGCACCGTTTCAGCGTCCACCGCATCATAATACGCCTGCGCCAGCGCCTCCACCTCGGCAATGTCATCTTCGGTCAGCAGCCCATTGTCAAGGTGTGTGTACGTCTTGTCCAGCCAGAACGCAACATCACGTCCTGCTGCAATTTCTCGCTTGATGCTGCGCAGCGTTAAATCGTGCCGCGCTTTACTTTTAATCGCCATGGTAACTACTCCTTTCATGTTTGAGACGCAACCGCATCTTCCAAATCGGTGATTCGTTTAATTGGGTCTGCGCGCCCAGTAACAGTCGCGCTGTCGGCATCGGTCAGCACGGTGTTCACTCCTGCAAGCGCGGGGATGGGCTGTGCGCCGGTTGCGGTGAAGGGGATGGGCTCTGCCAGCTTGTAAGCAATTTGTACGGGCGTGCCAGCTGCGTTCTGGGCGGCGAGGTAAGCATTTAAGGCATTAGCATCTGGAAAATACTTGCTCATAAGTTTCGCTGTTGTGTAAAGATACTTTCCCCTCAAATTCCCACCAAAAGTATTAGCAGGAAAATGACTACAAGTTGTATCATAGCTATCGGCTATACCGGGTGCTGAATTTTGTGGTAGATTCCAATATCTATCACGCTGTGTAAACTTGTTGGTTGTCCCGTCCAGCGTCAGCGTTTTCCTCGTCTCTTTTCCATCTCCCGTCACCGCGTCCACCTCACCGCTATACACGGTTTCAGACATGTTGAGCGTAATCACTTGATTATCCTCCTGCCTGGTAATCGTCACGCTGTCCCTGCCCTTGATAGGACGAATGTTTGCGTAAGGTGAATAGGCCGTTGCAGTCGCGCCTTTCTCTATCTGCGGTTTTGCCGAAACATTATCCAGTGTGCCAGAGGCGGCAAAAAACAAGGTGGCATTTTGTATGTCATTCTCTACTGTAAACGTATGTGGCCGTCCAACAGCTTGCGTGGCAATCATAGCACCGTCTGCATCTTTATTGAGAATTGATATACGGAAATGTGACATTGCGCTAATTGTGTATGTACCTGCAGGAAGCGAAAATTTATCAGAGTTGTAGTATGTAGTTCCATTTGCCGTTCCGTTTGCTGTTACGGTGCCATCGGGGGTTATTGTCCACGTCACTCCATAGCTCATGGCTTTTTCTGGCATCCATGCAGGATTAAACAGGTTCTTACCGCCACCTTCCGGATACGGTGTCCCGCTGCCCTCCTGCACGGGCTCCCACTTCGCTTTCACGCCAAGCGGATAGCCCGCCACGGGGTAACACACAACAGGGTTGCCGCTTTCTTCCAGAGGCGGGCAAAACATATCAATGATGTGCTTGCTGCTCCACGGCGCATCCTCGCTCACCGCCGCATCATCAATCTGTACGCCGTCCTTTCCGGCAGGCCCCTCCGGGCCAACCTCTCCCTGTGGCCCCTGCTCACCGCGCTCACCCTGCGGGCCAGTATCACCCTTGGGGCCAACCGGGCCAGTTTCGCCAACAGGCCCCTGCGCGCCGGTATCGCCCTTCTCGCCTTGTACACCCTGAACGCCTTGCTCACCTTTGGGGCCGCGCGCTCCGGTGTCGCCCTTCTCGCCCTGGATACCCTGCGCGCCTTGCGGCCCAACAGGCCCCTGCGGGCCGACTGGGCCGTTAAACTTCCCGTTGTCGGCGTCCTCCCTCACACTGTTGGCGATGTCCTCCGCGTTCGTGGCGCGCTGATCGGCGTCCTTTGCCGCGTCCCGGGCATCCTGCACCGCCTGCAGCACCTGCGCCGCCAGCTCTGGCGTCGGCTCGGATGCAGAGCCGCCGTATATGCCCGCTTGTTCAAGGATATGATACTCCACGTTACAACTCGCCAGCTGCACGCCGGGGGCCATCCCGGCCAGCACAAGTACGCCATCCTTGGCCTCCTTCGTCACCTCGGGCGGCACGTCCATGAAATCCCCATCCAGCAGGGCCACGCGCAGCGGTTCTTCCCGCCCGGGGATGTGCCATGTTGCGGTGAGATTGAGTCCGTCCCACCCGGCCCCGCGCTCAATTTTTATAGATTCTATGCCATAGCTGGAATTAGTCCCAAGCACCAGCTTTCGCGGTGTAGGGGTGTAGTTGTCCAGACTCAAAGTATGTACCATGCCCTACCTCCTTAACAGTACAACAGTTTCTCGGCGTTGATTACGATTGGCTCTCTCATGGTTTCACCTCTCCTCTTAGTAGTAAATCAATGTAATCTGGCGGTTGATAACTCCGTTGTCGCTCCATGTAACGCGCACGGTGTTACCCGAAATTGTTAGACTTGCTATTTCGGAACTATTACCAGAAGCAGCGATGTTCGAAACACCGACCAATGTGCCGCTGGGCAACGTGTATACCCAGTCACCATATGAAGTGGCCATGGTGATTGTCACCGTTTTCAGCGCCACAGCGGTGACTTGCCCGCTCCCATCGTGGAATCCGGAGGGAATGGTCGCCACGCCGCCGGGGGAGAGCGTTGCCCCCCAGCTGCCACGGTTTGGCATTTTTCCTTTCCTGATGGTTTTACCGCCTGCGTAGTATTTCTTTCCGGTCAGCACATCGGTATCTGCGGCGGTGGCCTGTGCCAGCTTGGACGCGCTTAATCCACCGCCGCCGTTAAAATCCAGTCGGCTCCCGTCAAAGGTAAACAGCACCCACCGCCCGGCAACAACGCTGTCACCGTCCGCCGCATCCGCGCCGCAATACGCAGGCACGGCCACACCGTTGACTGTCCACGTGTCGCCCGCACTCCATGCAGCGGGGACTTTAAAACGCCCCACCGCGCCATCGCCGACCAGCGCGTAAACGCTGCCAGACTTCGTGCACTCATATTCCTGCACGCAGATATTCACCCCGCCACCAGCCGGGTCATACTGCGCCTTTGTCATCATTGCTGTGCCACCGTGCAGTTGCGACAGCTCAGCCTTTACCTTTTCCAGCAATGCGGAAAACTGCGCCTGAATGGTGGTAGTGTCAACGCTAACCCAGTCCGTAACAAGCCCACACACATCGGGGTCAAGCCGTTCGTCCGTGATGCTATCCGCAGAAATGCTGCTTACAGCTGCTGCGACGTAAATACGCGCAAGAGAAATTTGCCGTTTTAAAGTGTTGTTTGTAAGTTCCGTGGCGGTAGGTGCATTATTCGGCGTTCCTTTTAGCACTTCAATACGCGGCTTTTCCGAATAATCCACCGTGTCCCAGCTAACAACAATCCTGTCAATACGTGGCAAAATGGCATCTGGCAACGGGATTGTCAGCTGCAGCTCGCTTCCAGTCTGTTCTTTTGTATCATTCCAAAAAACTGTGCCGTCCGCTTTGTCGTTCGCCAGCCAGCCCACGCCATCTGAAACGCTTACCGTCATATCGCCGTTTGCGGTAACACTTAAATTGCCATCCGCGCCAAATACGCCGCTGGAACGCCCATGCAGCCATTTCATCACGTTTTCGGCTCCGATATATTCATCCACATTATTCGGAAAATTTTTGATCTCTGCCACTTTATCACCTCAAAACTGTTAAAATCGGGTCGCCAATAACCAGCTTGACGCTTGATCCGTTTGCGTCCTGTGAATACTTTGCTGCCGCGATTCTTGCCTTGTACTTTACACCCAGCCGCAAAGAAACGCACCAAACCAAATCTCCGACATTATATGCCGTGCCAAGCTCGTCACCGTCAGCGTCAATCGAAAAGCCGTTGCGGTTCAGGTGACTGCCCAACTGTAAAGCGGCATACTGCTTTACGCGCCTCTCAAAATCTGTGTTGCTCTCCTCATCATGCTGGCTGTCGCCGCTGAAACTTGCCCATAGTTCCCGTCGCTCGTTGTCGCTTGCCGTGCCAGCCTGCACCACAAACTTTGTACCGTCTTTGTACTGCGCTTCACAGTAGCACACATTTTTGTATTCAGAAATATCCTTGTCAACTACCAGCCCGGGCGCTGTTCCGCGTTCCTGCACAAACAGCACGGCGTCTAATCCCTTTGTGCGGTCAACACCCTTATACAATTCAAACGTTTCCGTCTTGGCTCTGTAGTCCAAAACCATCCGGTTCCCAATCCCGGCATCTGTCAAAATCGGTTGTATGCAGTTTAACAGTTCATCCCCGTACACCTCTGTTGCCGTCACGGTTTCTGTCAAGCCTTTTTTCTCTGCCAGCAGTATAGGAAGCCCGCGCAGATTGGCAGTAATAACGCTGTATACATCCGTTTCCACGTTGGCAATGCTGGAAGTTGCCGCAATAACACGCCGGTTTAGCTTATTGTTCAGACTGTACCCGTTCAACGTGATTTCGCTATTATCACAATCGAACTGTATTTCTTCCACCGTATACGCAAGTCTTCGCTCTACAATGTACAAAACAGCATCCAGCTCCACTATCCCGATGTTGTAATCATCCATCGGCAAAACTACCGTAAATTTTCCAACATCGTTATAGTAGTCGCTAAATTCGCTGCTGATTGCGTGTGTGATTTCGTGTCGGTTGCTAAGGTCAGGGGAGAACAGCTCTAATCTCATATTACCGTTACACCCGCGCTTTCTTCCGCAAACGAAACACTCATCTCAACGTTTTCAAGCCCACTGTCCGCAGTAGGCTTCCACGCATTATCGCCCGTATGAATTCTGTACAATGTGCTTTCAAGCGTAAGTGCGCCTCTGCAGTCGCCGTCCTTAGAGCTTGTGACCGTTGTCTTTCCGTGCGATGTCTTGATAACGACACGCTCATCTTCCACAAGCGTTTTTTCCAGCCGCAGAACTTCCCCTGTCAGCATGTTTTCAATGCCTACGTTTGTTGCAGTCTCGCCAACGCAATTGATTTCCAGCATAAACGGCACATCAAACTGCCCAAAATTCTGCAAAACAATGTATTTTAGCACAATGACTTTGCCAAAATAATACGTTTTGCTGATATTCCACGGGAATTTAAAACCTTTTTGCACGCCGCGCAGCTGCATTGCTTTTCGTTCGCCGCTTTCCCAATACGGGTAGGGGGCAAGTAGGCCAAGCTGAAACGGCGCACCGCGTTTTGATGCGCCAATGGTAGGCGATGCTGTTACAATAACGTCTATGTGCCAGTCTCCGGCATATAATACCCCGGTCAGGTCAGGCCGTACAACGGTCATAAGCGAATCTTTCAGCGCTTGCGCATTGTCGCCGATAACTCTTCCATTGATGGTAATAGGCCGCGTCTGAATGGCCTTAGATTGTACCGTAGCGCCTACCTGACCGATGCCCTGCGCCGTGTTGGCAGTGACAGAAATTGTATCAATGCCATCCGGCTTGCTGATAAGATAACCATGCGCGTAGTCAAACACGATAGACTGCCCAAGCGAGTTGACGTACTTGAAAGTCTTGCTTAAAAAACTCATAACGCCCACCTCGCCCGCTGGAAATACGCCGCTGTGCTTGCTGCCAGTTCAACCGGTGTCTGCTTTGCCGCGTAAATATTTTGCGTCAGGGTAAAACCGTTGCTGCTGCCCTTACCGCGTCTGTAACTGTCCGCTTCATCGGCAGTCAGAACCATCTCGCCGCGATGCAGATTTGCAACATAGTTGTTATAAGGGACATAATCCATGCCGCCTGCGTGGCTACCGTCAGACCCCATGTTGTTTTTCACATCACTTGCATTGATGACAAAAATACTCTTGATGCCATCCCACAAGCCCTGCACGAAGCTGACAAGACCGCCCCAAACAGCCGAAATGCCACCCTTGATGCCCTCTACAGCGTTTTGGCCGACAGTAGAGAAAAAGCCAAACACACCTTCAAAGATGCCCTGAATCGACTCCCACGCGCTCTGAAAGTCACCAGACAACACAGCGTCAATCGTAGAGAACGCGCCGGTAATCAAATCAAATACAGTCTGGAAAAAGCTTACCGCAACATTCCAGATGCTTTGAATGATAATCCACGCGCCCTGAAAGAATCCGCTGATAATCGGTGCAAACGGCGTAAAGATGACCACAATTGCCTGGAAGATAGCCTGAAAGAATGCGCTTGCCCATGCCCATACAGTCTGTACAAGGTTCCATGCAGCGATGAACGCTTCACCGATGCTCTGTATGACTGGGGTCAAATCTGTAATGACCTGCGTAACGGCCTGCCCAATAACCTGCATAGCTGCTTCAACATAAGGCTGTACAAATGCAACGACTTCCTGAATCTTGGCAGAAATCGCATCCCATGCAGCATTAACGCCATTTCTAAAATCTTCGTTCTTTGCATACAGCACAGCCAAAATGCCAACCAGTGCGCCAATTGCAACCACAACCAGTGTAATTGGGTTTGCTGCCAAAACCGCATTAAAAGCGGCTTGCGCTTTTGCTGCTGCCGCCTGTGCCAACGTCATAAGAGAAATCTTCCCTGTAAGCAATCCGGCAAGAACTTCGGATGCCTTTAATGTGCCATTGAGCGCACCCTGTGCAATTTCCGTGTCAGAAAGTCCCATGCTGAACAAAGAAACAGCAACCTTGGCTTCGTCAAAAGCCGTTACCATCTTTTGGATTTTCGTACCGATTTGCCAGCCTTTTACAGCTGCACCAACCGTCACAAGCGCTGGTGCAATTTCTTCAATTACAGGCACGACTTCTTCAACTGCTGTTTTAACATTGTCAAAAATGTCAAGCAGGAACGAAAAGTCAGAGTTTTCAATCGCGCTTGTCAGCCCGGAAATAATTGCATCGCCAAAAAATGAGAACACATCAGCAACAATGGGCTGCAATTCGCTTGCTACGCTGCTTAACCCGCCAAAAAGAGCCTGCAAGCCCTCTTCAATAGTCGGTTCCAGCTCCATAATCACGCTGCTCACATAAGGCGCAAGCTGTGTGACCAGTTCGCTCAAGCCATCAATCAAAGTAGGCACAATTTCTTTGATGCGCGGTATAATGTTGTTTCCGGCAGTAATAACGCTGTCAACAAGGTTGTCAACCAAGGCTTGAAAGTCTTGCTCCGGGTCTGCAATACCCGTCAGCAGGTTTTCCCAAGCGCTCTTCATCGACGCTGTACTGCCTTGAATTGTAGTTGCAGCTTCCTTGCTGGTCGTTCCCATGATGCCCATGTTGGCCTGCACGACATGAATCGCTTGTACAATGTTCGCATAGGACATACTGTTTGAATCGACCGTTACGCCAAGCTCTTTCTGCGTGTCCGTCATGGCAGCAGCTTCTTTGATAAGCCGCTTCATTTCAGCTTGCGTGCCGCCGTACCCGATCTTAAGATTGTCGAGCATAGTATAGTTTTGCTTCGCAAATCCGTTATATGCATCCTGTATGGACTGCATATTGGTGCCCATCTTGTTCGCGTTATCGGACATATCCGAAATTGCAGTATTTGCCATTTCAGCGGCTTTTCCTGTGTCACCGCCCAAACTTGAAACCAGAGCAGCCGCAAACGATGTGGATGTTTCCATGTAATCATTTGCTGAAAGACCTACATTCTTGTATGCGTCTTTTGCGTAGCTCTCTATGATTCCCGCACTATCTTTGTACAGCGTTTCTACGCCGCCTACAAGCTGCTCATAGTCCGCATAGCTGTCCAGCGATGCCTTGCCAATCGACACGGCCATGTTCGCAGCGGTTTTCCCGATTTCCGTAATCCCATTGGCTACGGTCCGCAAACCGTCTGAAACGACATTGCCAAGCAACGTACCGCTGAACACGTCCATCAAAGATGATGCGCCGCCTTTTGCCTTTTCAACGCCTTTTTCATAGTCGTCTGTGTTCAGACTTAATTTTGCATATAAGTTAAAAACGTCCAATCTATCACTCCCTTCTTGAATTTCTGCTTTATCTGCTGTATTCTAAGCAATAGGAGGTGTTTTTTATGGCAAAAGCAAAAAATGCAGTAATCGCCGGTGATTTTATGGGCAAAAAGGTGTCTGTTTCATTTGGCAAAGTCTCTATGGACGCTGGTGGTCTATCAGCACTTGAACTAAACAGCCGTACTGTTGCCGGTTACTCTGTGGTAGATGAAACTCACAAAACATCTATGGCTTCCGGCGTTATGCGCGGCATGGTCGGCGGTGCTTTGTTTGGTGGTGCTGGCATGGTTGCCGGTGCAATGACTGCCAAGCAAAAAGGCGTTTATCAGGTTGTTATACAGCTTATAGATGACCCGCAATGGCGTTACAGCGGCAAGCGCTTCCTGTTGGAAGTTGACGAGCCAACCTATAAAGCCATTATCAAAAATTGTTTCTAAGTTTAGCCGCCCTCTGTTTGGGCGGCTTTTTTCTCTGCTTCTTTCAATCCATGCCGCGCCGCAAAGTCTTTGAAATCCGCCTGCACCTGTTCTGGTGTCCGCGTATCCACTTTTGGCGGGTGGATAATGTCAATATATCTCGCTGGCTTGTCCTTTACGCCTGTCACCGCTACCACAAGGCTCCACGCACTGTCGGTCATGTACACTTTGTAAAGCTGTTCTTCAAAATCAGCTTTTAAAGCGTAAGGCAGCGCCGACACAAGCGCCTTTGCGCTCAGTTTCGGCATTTTCAGCAGTACAGGGATTACTTGTTCTGCTCGCCACCGAGATACGATTTGAAAAAATCAACAAAACCTTTATCGTTCACAAGGTCGTAAACTTGTTTGCAGGTGATAAGGAAATTCTGTTTGCCGATTTCTTCCAGCGTCAGACCGTTGAACGGGGCAAGGATTGCGTACACATCCTCGCGGTGCTGCTTCAACGCAATGTTCAGCAGCTTAACAATTTTCGCAAGGCCGAAACGCTGCATCGCAATGCGGGTTGTTTCGCCTTTCGGCATAGCTTTCTGCATCTCTTTCACAAGCGCTTCATCATCGATCAGGTTTGTGATGGGCTGCGCGATTTGCAAAACGACTTCCAGCGCTTCGTCAGTGCTAAGTTCAGAAAAAATCCTCATTATGCTTCATCCTCTCCGGCCTTGATATACACCTCGCACGGCACAGTGTCCTGCGCGGTAATGGAGTAGTGCGCCGTGTATTCAAAGCTCATCTGGCCTTTTTCCTTGTCGCCCGTCTGCAAGCTGAAACCGCCGGTGGACAGCGTATTCAGCATGTGGATGGCGCAGAAACCGCCATTCGTAGTGCCGTGCTTGTCCGAATAGTCGCAAAGCAGCCACAAATCCGTGAAGTCGCTGTCTTTCAGGTCGTTGCGCGGCGTGATTTTGGAAACCTTGGAAGTGGTTGTTTCCTCTGCTGCGCCAAGCATACTTTTTACATTAGCAGGAGATGCCGAAACATAAGTGCCACTGCACTTGACTCCCCAGGATTCAATCTGCTTCAGCTCTTTCATGTTCTTGGGACAGTTGTCGATGTCCTCGCCGAAGTCGGTAAAGCTTGGCACAGCCGTAAAGTTGATGCCGCCAGTCGTGGCGCCCAGCAGCGCACTTTCTTCCGGCGCAGTACCGGCAGTCGGGTCAAACGTAGTTGCAAGATAGCCTGCGTTCAAGACCAGTTCCTTAAACGCAGATTCAGGAATACGAGTAAATTTCATGCTTTCACCTCAATTTAGGCATAAAAATTCGGCGGTCACGTTGATGTACCGCCGTTTTAGGTTTTTGTCTGTGTCATCTGCTAGCGATTGGCAGAACGGGGAGCCGCGTTTTAACCAAATCAAGCCGCCATCTACCGGCAGCGTCACGCCGCCAATGCCCAGCGCGTCAGAAAGCTCAAGCGCCTTTGCATTGGGCACTGCTTCGCTCGTGGTATGGAACCACATGTTGACCGTCAGCGATACCGCCCCGCCGCCCCATGCGTCAAACACGGCATCATATGTAAGGTATGGGAGCACCGCGTCTTTCGGCACGGCGTTGCTGGGGTATGCGGTCATAAATTGCCCGAAAAACTGCTGTAATGCAGCGCCCTTTGTCATGTAGGCAATCCCTCCCGCAATCGTTCAGCCGTAAAACTTTTTAGGCCGTTCAGCATAGTGGAAGCGCTTGCCGGGGCTTGCTTTTCTTCCGGGCGGCTCGTGACCCGGAAATATGACCCGGTCGTCACGTCCTTGTACACGCTGCCGTACTCAATAGGCACATCTTTACGCACAATTCCGGTATATACGCTGGTCACGCCCTGCGCTTCGGCCTGCCGTGCTTCAAGGCTGCTGTCCAGTGCAACATAATTCGCAAACTCTGCGCCCTCTCTCCACTCGGTAGCATAGCCGCCTTCTCCGTCAGGCTTTGTCAGCTTGTCCATGATGATGCAGCTATGCGAAAAATCATCTAAAAGGCTCATAGCTTTCTCCATTTGTTCAGCCGAGAAGCAAACACGCCCTGCCAGCCCGTCACAGAGCCGCCAGAATTGCCGTTTGCGCTCGATTTGGTGTAACTGTACCCGGCAAAGCTCTCGCTTTGAAATGGGCTATTTGCGGCGTTCTCGTACTGCGTGCGCCACGCCTTGATTTCTTCTTCAAGGCGCAGAAATTCGGCAGGCACGGCCATGGCCCAGACAGCGCCATCAAACGTTTCATCTCTTAGCGAGCAGTTGCCGTATTGATACACCCCATCGTTCAGAACGCTTCCCACAATGCGGAAATACTGTCCGGCACGCAAAAAAGGGAGCGCAATGCTCCCGCCCTTGATGCTGAACTCGCCCAGATGGACGCCATTATGTGTGACAAACCAGTTCCGGCACTCCCTCATCAATTCTTCAAGCATTGCACTCCCTCTTTTTTACTGTTCTACCTTGACAGTTTTTGCGCTCCGGGTTTCTGCGGGCGTAATGGTGGCAACGGCGATGCCGTCAAGGTATTCGGCCCACAGCTTCATGCCCATAAGAGCGTACATATCGCCAGTTGCGCGGCTGTAGTCGCCGTCAACATGAACACCAATCAGGTTGGTTTCGCCCTCGACGGTATAGTTCAGGCCCAGCTTGGCGAAATCGCTGTCGGCGGGGTCGATGTAGTACAGGTCGATGTTCTCCACAGGGACGGCAATGACCTTGTTCTTTGCAATGTACTTTTCGGGCAGCAGGAACAGTGTGGAATAACCCATGAAATTCTGGACATAGGTCAGGCCGAAGGCGGTCTGCGTGGTGATTTCCTTGTCGCCCAGATAGCCGTAGAAGTCCAGAATGTTGGCAAAGCCGACAACCTCGGTAACATCACGATCCATGCTGGCGAACTTGTCCAGCACGTTGCCCTTTGCCAGAGCAAGACCCTGCTGCCAAGTGGTAGCAGCTACAGCCAGAGAGCCAGTGTTCAGGAAGGTGTAGAAGTCGCCCAGAACCTTGTTCTGCAGGGCGACAAGGAACGCCTCGTCGGTCTTTTCAACGGCAACGTCTGCGCCGTACTTGGCGACTGCCTCAACGGATACGCTCTTGGCATACTTGGCAATCTCAATGTCGCCGTAGGTTTTGGGCTCGACCTTCATCTTGGTCAGCGGAATCTCATCGCCCTCGGCAACGGACGTACCGCCAGCCAGAGTGCCGTCAACAGCGGCCTCATAGGAGACCAGCTTCGTGCCGGGGGCCTTGCGGATGGGGCGCATAATGCCCATGATGGTGCGCAGCGCGTCCCAGTTCTTGCCAAAGCGGGTGACGAAGTCAACCTCGCGGGCGTTGACAGTAATCTGGGCAGCGGTAGTCAGGTTAGTTTTTGCAGCCATATATTGGCTCCTTTCTGTTAATCGTCAGATTCGTTTTGCATGAGGTTCACAAGCGCCGCCTGCCGCTCGGAGGTGGACAGTACATAACGGCCCTTGTCGTCCGTCTTGTAGATGTCCTCCCGCGTCATGGCCTTGCCGCCATTGTTGGCAGGGGGAGTAGACGTGTCTGCGCCTTTGGTGCTGCTCTTTGTGATGTACTCGCCATAATCGGTCTTGAGGCTCTTTTCAAGCGCAGCTTCGTCTTTGATAGCGCCCTTGTCATCCAATTCCAGTTTGTCAAGCAGGCCGTCTCCCTTTGCAAGGCGTGCGACAGAGGAAATCCGTTTTTCAGAAATGCCGATTTTCAGCAGGACGTCTGACAGTGCCTTTTCTTTGGCAGCCGTTGTTTTTTCAGCGTCTACGTTGGCTTTGTAGTCCCCAAAAGCCTTGTGCTCTGCTTCATACTTAGCCTTGTAGCCGCCGTCGCCCTGCGCTTTCAGGTCGTCCAACTCCTTCTGAACGCCCGGCAGCTTTTCTGCATCGGCTTTATACCGCGTGACGTCGTCCTTCAGCGGGTCAACAACGCCCAGATGGAGCGCCACCAGCTGATTTTCAATTTCGTCAGTGCAGCTTTCGCCAATGATTTTACGGATTTCAGCGCGTGTAAATTTTGCCATGGGGGTTCTCTCCTTTTCTTCGGTGGCGGTTCTTCGCCATTTGAGTTTTATTTATTCAAAACAGCAGTGCTTCGCTGTTTTTGCGTATAAAAATAGCAACCGCCGAGAAAGTCTCGGTGGTTGCTAGGTAAACTTGTCTTTTACGGTTTCACTTCAACGCTTGGCAGAACATTTGTGTGGAAATACAGCTTGTAATGGTACGGGTCTGTGTGTGTTCCTGTAATGTCTTCGACAACATACATAGTGTAGCTGTTTAGGTAGATGTAATTTTTCCTGTAAGTATCGGGGCCAACCTTTACAGTGCAGACAAGCTCGTTGCTGGAATTGTTGGAGATAGACATATATCCCTCGGCTTCCATAATGACCTTGTCTGTTCTGGCGTTGTATACTGTGATTTTTCGTTCGCTCTCAAAGTAATCGGCCTGTTTAGAAATATTGGAGTTTGCTCTAGCGGCTTCGGAGCAGCCACACAAAAGCAAAAATGATGCCATAACTGCGATTGCGATATAAAGAATCTTTTTCATGTGATTTCCTCCCAATAAAAAGAGCCGAGAGGCTTATTTGCCTTTCAGCTCGGATTCAATTATTTTCTTGTACTGGTCTACATGGTCTGCGACAGCGGGCTTGGTGTACGGTTTAGCGCGTTGTCCGTGTGTCAGATGCCAATCTCCTTTTGCGTCTTGGTACACACACGGCGTTTGTCTGCCGCCCGGATAGTAAACGCCCGTGCCGCACTCAACGTACACGCCGTATTCGCTGTTTGTGCCCACGTATGCAGCCCGTTCTCCGCTGTCTGCTACTGTATGAGTAATGCTGTTGCGCAGGTTTCCAGTGTCCACGGGGCATAGCTTTTTAGCATAGCCCTCTGCTACCAACCCGCATTTTTCAAGCGCCCGCTGGCAAGCGGATTCCAGCGCTTCCAATACCTCGGCGCTGTGGTCTTCAAGTGTGATTTTCATTCTATTGTTGTGGCGGGTGTGAATCTTGGCATTTTCGGTTGGTTCTGTTTTTTCCACCCCGCCCACTCTGCATAGGTCATATCTCCCACAAGAACAGATTCCCCCGTTTTGGGGTTTCTGGCGCGTCTGCCGCCGCTGCTTGTATCCTCGCCGTCAACCTCTGCAATTTGGGTGCATCGGCAGTTATACACAAGATAGCCCGGGGCAGAAGTATCACCGGGATACATAAGCTCGTAACCGTCAACCTTAAATGGCTTGTCAACGTCTACTGTCTGGCCGTCAAGCATTGCATGGGCGTGGCGTGTGCGGTTGTCCAGCGTTGCCAGCCAGCGCTTTTTGAGCTTTATGCCCATGTCCTGCGCGGCGCGGTAGGTATCTAGCCGTCCCGCGTTCTGCGCTCCTGTGACCGCCGTTCGCGCCGTTCGGATAGCGCTTGTGCGGTTCATGTCCTGCATACGGCTTTGCAGGTCATCTGAAATCTTACCATAAGAGCACGGAACAGCCGACCTAGCTCGCTATCTGATAGGTTGCGCGTCTTCTTCCTGTAGGAATTGAAGCAGCAGAAGTATTCTAGTGCCATATTCAGTTGTCCTTTTCCCTATCCTTAAAACGGCAAATCTCCGTTATCCTCAATTTCTGCATAGTCATCACCGCTACCATGTGAGAGCGTAGGAGTCGCGCTCTGCGCGGTGCTCTGCGCGGTGTGGGTGTTTTCCTTGCTTCCGGCAAAGTTGACGTTCTGGGCTACAATTTCGGTTGCTGTGCGGTTCTGGCCGCTTTTGTCTTGGTAGCTGCGAGACTGCAAGCGCCCATCAATAATAATGAGCTGGCCCTTCTGGAAGTAGCGGCAGATAAATTCTGCCGTCTTGTCCCACGCAACAATATTCAGCCAATCGGCCTGACTCTGGCCGTTGGCATCCTTGCGCCCTCTGTCGCAGGCGATGGAAAAAGAAACGACGTTCTTTCCTGTGGTGGTCTGGCGCATTTCAGGGTCGCGAGCGAGGCGACCCATAACTGCAACAACATTCAGCATCTTTATTCCTCCAAGTAGTTGATATAGAAGCGGCGGCGAAAGTCGTCGTGGTTCCAATGGTAATAGGCTTCTGCAAGCAGTTGGCCTTGTTTGTGGTAGTGGTCTTGCAGGTCGCCGCTTGAATGAATGGCGGCGTGGCAGGCGGGGCAGACGTTAATCCAGAGGCCCAGTGCCTTGCTGGCCTTGCGGCGGCTTCCGCCGTAGATTTCATGCCGGGCGGTGTCTCCAAAGCGGTGGCAGTGATAACAGCGGAACGATTCATGTACGAACAGCGACGGCGCGTAGTCGTTCTTGTCAAGCTTCACGCCGAATTCATTGCGGGTCTGCATCGTCTGTCAGTCCTTTCAACTTTGAAATTTCTTCCGGGGTCATGGTGGGGATGCCCTGCTGCTGGCATTCCTGCACAATCAGTTCAATGAGGCGGTGCATCTGGGAGGGGTTGAACTGGGAAGAGCCGTACCAGCATTGCAGGTTGTAGAAAGTCCCCTGCGGGGTTGTCATTTCATCGAGCTTGTGAACCTGCCAGCCATCGCCCTTGCTCTCCCAGCCGTTTTTGAATGCTTTTGCAGCATCGGCGCGGAGGGTGACAAGGGCTGAACTGCCGCCGATGTCGCGTATCAAATCACGGTAGATGTCCAGTACAGGGCGGTTGATTTTGGCGGCAAGCTGGTTCATGAGCGTCCATGCGTAAGCGTTGGCCGAGAGGCTGCGCTTTTGCGAGGCCGTGCCGATGACGGCGGCAAGGGGCTTTCCCTCGTCAATAACGGCGCGGGCTTTATCGCAGTCGGCGGGGGAACATTCCAGCGTGATTGTGTTTCCGATAACAACTGCGGTCTTGATGGCAATTTGCTGCTTCATTTTCTGTGTTCAAACTCCTTTGCAACGCTGCGCCAATCATCATCGGTGAAGTCCTTAAACAACTTGCCAATAAAGGTCTTTGCTTCTGTTTGGACTGTCTTTTTGTCCTTACCGGTTCGCTGTGCATATCCTGCCAGCGCAGTTGTTGCCATGTCCTTTACGACCTGTGCGGTAACTTCTGGTGATGCTGTGACCGGCTGGGGCTCTTCTTCATAGCGCTCTTTAAATTCATCTGCTTCACTGTCGGAATAGATGCCGTCAAACGCAAGTTTGCAGATTTTTAAAACAACACGGTCAAACAAGCGTTTGTATGCCATTGCGTAAGGGTAAGCGTTCTTACAGTTCTGCGTAGATGCTTCACCGACCTCATATAAGCCTTGTGCCTTATTTGCATAGGTAAAAACAAGCGAATTTCCGTAGCCGGATTTGTCGACAGACACACAATCCGGGTTAAACTTATCCTTTTCCGGCATGTTATCATTGATTTTCAGGCAGGCGTTGTGACTGATGATAAGGCCGGTATACATCATTTTCCCGGTTTTGGTTTCGTTCATGAGAATCCAGAAGTCTGCCTCGTTAAGGTAGGGCCGTTCCTGAATGGCCTTTATGGCTTTGGCACGGCTGGCAAGGTATTTTGCACTCTGCACGACAGGGATTTGTTGCCGAGTCTTGAGAGAATATTCAGAAGTTTTTTCGTTAAACATCAAATAGATTCTCCTTCCGGGTCTGGTGTGGTCAGGTGGATGCGGTAGCACTCCGGCGGACAGGCGTGCTCCAACGGGATGGCACGAACTACAGGCTTTTCAATGTATTCACCATCCACGAACGTAAAAATTGTCATGTTGCGGCGACTGCCGCTGGAAAAAAAGCGCAGCTTAAAAGCATCTTCCAGCGCTTCAATTTCCTCTTTTGTAAGGCTAGACAAAGTCGTTCCAAATCCTGTTATGCTGTAGATTCGTGGGCGATTAGCCGCATACTTTACAATTTTTGCTACCGATAAAAGCTGCGAGTATAACTGTAGCGCAATATTCGCTTTTTCCAATTGTGTCATCTGTCATCCTCCATGCAGGCAGGTTCTTCCCAAGCGCCATCCTGGGTGATGCAGTTCTCACATCCAAGAATCTCGTTGCCTTGCTTATAAATGATGGTGCATTCATCGCCGCATACCGGGCAGCGGGGACGGCGGGGTTCGGCGGGCGGAAAGGGGTTGTCTTGATGGCCCCAGAAGCTAGTCATTCGTCGGCCTCCTGTTTTTCTTCCTCATCAGAAAAATGCAGCTCCATCAAGTCGGCAATCGCAAGGTACTCTTTGGCGTATTTGCTGTCGCCGTGAGTTTTCTTGACGATCTCACGGAACTTCGCCAAATCACCATAAAAGCAACCACACTGTACGCGGAGAATTTTATCCTTGCATCGGAAAAATGTGGTCGCGCGGAAGCAGTGACCAAAGCCTGTAACAACGGCGTAGTCTGCATCGCCGTAGACCCGCGCATCGCCGGAGACCCGCGCATCGCCGGAGACCCACGCATTGCCGGAGACCCACGCATTGCCGGAGACCTGCGCATCGCCGGAGACCCGCGCATTGCCGGAGACCCACGCATTGCCGGAGACCTGCGCATCGCCGGAGACCTGCGCATCGCCGTAGACCTGCGCATCGCCGTAGACACACGCATTGCCGGAGACCCACGCATTGCCGTAGACCTGCGCATCGCCGTAGACCTGCGCATCGCCGTAGACCTGCGCATCGCCGGAGACCTGCGC